CGGGTGAAAGCCTCCAGCCCCAGCTCCTTTACCGGCACGGTCTCGCAGCAGGCGGCGCACCCGCCGCAGGTTTTTGCCGTCATGCGGTGCGCTCGAGCTGCCGCACCAGGCTGGCCTTCAGCTCGGGCAGGATCTTCTCCCAGCGGGCGCGCAGCTCGGCCTCCGGGGTCGGGGCGGGCCGCTCCCGCTCCCATTGCCCGGCACGCCTCGCCAAGCGGATTTTGTAATACCAGGCTGCATTCCGCACCTGATGCCGCGACAGGCCCAGCGCCGCCGCCGCCTCGGCCACCGTCTTGCCGTCCGCAGCCGAGGCTCGCAGCGCCTCGAGGCGCTCATGGGTCCAGGTCATTTCGCGCCCCAAACAGTGTCGAAATCGGCCGGTTTTTGACACGGTTGCGCGCTGCCAGCCGCGTCGCAGCAGGACGCGATGCCGCAACCCCCGCATTCGGGGCAGGGCAGCACGGTTTGCCGGGTGCCACGAGGCTGCGCGATCGGCACCCGGACCCAGCCGGTGCCGAAACAGCTATGGCAAATCACAATTCCCTCCGCGCCTTCGCCGCTGCCCCTGCGCCTGACATTCCTTGCAGGCTCGCTTGCCGTTGTCTGGTCTGATGTACAGGTTGTCGCCTGAGTGCCAGAAATTGCGGCGCGAGATGGTCATAGCCACCACTGCAGCATGGCGCCGAGCAGGAGCAGCCCGGCGAGAATGAGGGTCACGAGCAGGCCGGGGGTGCTCATTCGGTGCAGACGCGGCCGGAAAGCACGGTCTCGATAGCGTCGGTCGCCACGATGAGCAGCACACGCTGCATCTGCTGCTCCCATCCCAGCCCGGTATTCTCGCGCCACAATTCCAGCGCATGATGGGCCGCCCGGTCGTTGGTCAGCTCCCTATAGATCGCCGCGGCCAGGTTGCGATCGCTGACATATCGGCGTTGGTAGAATTTCCGGGCGCGGGCGTTGCGGCATTCCCGGCACTCACGCATGCCGTTGTCTCGGCGGAAATAGGTGTTGGCCGCGTCATAGGGGTGTCCGTGTTTGCAATGGGTCAGCGCGGGCTCGCTCACAGCGCCACCACCACCGCGGCGAACAGCATGCTGAGCGCCACGATCAGGTAGCTCGCCGCGGCTTCCCAGCGGTCGCGCGTCACAAGATGTCGGCCAGCTCGGTGCTCTTGCTGGCGCGGCGGCGCAGTTGCAGCAGCATGGCGTCGTATTCGGCGCCGAGTGCCGCGGCGATCCGCTCGATATCGTCCGGGCCCGCCTCGTAGGCGTTGCCGCCCAGGTTGCCCATAAGGCGCATGCGCTTGATCAGCGGCTTGGCGCGCTGGTTGGCTAAGCGCCTGAATTTTTCGCGCTTGTTTTCGATGACGTGCAGGACGGGGGATGCGTCATCGTTTGCCGGGGTGGTCTGCTTGCGTCGGGTTGATGGCATGGGGTTCTCCTGATACCGTGAGCCCAGCGTCGAGAGGCGCCGTATCCCAAACTACCCAAGGTGCGCCGTGTCCGCGGCGCCCTTTCTCATCTCTTCCACCGCGGCTTCCAGCTCGCCGAGCAGATCGTCGATCGTGTCGCCGTGCCCGGTCGCGATCAATAGCCGGATCATCATCGCGGCCAGTTTTTCGCGGTCTTCCCGGCGCACTTCCTCTTCTGTCATCCGCGCATCCATCCGGTGGCACCGCGGCCGCGCTCGATGATCAGGCGCCGCGGGGCCTTGCCGTCGCGGCCCTTGTAGGAGGCTTTGCGGGCCTCCTGCATCGCGACGCAGACATATCGGAGCGCGTCGGCGCCGTGAGACGCGAAGTCGTGTCTGGGGTGGCGGGAGAACTGGCCGGTGCTGGCGTCGACGTCATAGACGTAATGGCGCAGGGCCTGGATGCCGTCCGCGGTTTTCTCGGCGTCGAACCAGAGGGTCGGGAACAGGGTTCTGACGGCGTTTATGCCGTCTGCCACGCTGAGGCGCGGGGTGATGCGGACACGCCACCCGGCGGCGCGGGCCATCTCTTCGATGCTGCGTCCGGTGCCGAGGGATTTGGCGCCCGCATCGTGGGGGAGCCACATGGTCTGATAGACATAGCGGCGCGATTGCAGCTCGGTCATGTAGTGGCTGAAGGGTCTGAGGCTGTCCTCGAGGTAATCGATCAGCCGCACCTCGCCTGCGACGTGCTGGGCGAACCAGATGGAGGTCAGATCCTGCCAGCCGAGGTCGAAATACACCGATACGGGGCGCGTCGGATCATACGGGACTTTGCCGATGCGGCCTTCTTCGGTGGCCTCGCGTAATTCCCGGGCGTAGATCGCGCCGTCTAGGGTCAGGCGGCACTCGCCCAGGTAGACGTGGGCATAGGCGTCGGGGTCGCGGAGCTTCAGATCCTCCATTTCGGCGCGCAGCACCTGCGGGAACCATGGGTTGTGGTGGTAATTGATCCGCATCAGCGTCGCGTTCGGGGGCGGGTGCGCGACAAAGCGTTGATATGTCTCGTCGGAATCGAGTTCGGGATTGAAGGAGACGATGATCTCGGAGCCGTCTTTGCGGATCGTCGGGATTAGGATTTCCCAGGAGGATTTGGTCACGTTGCTGGCTTCCTCCACCCACACTTTGTCGACGCCCTCGAGCGATCTGATTTTGCCCGTGTTGTGGCGCAGGCCCTCGAAGAGGAACTCACTGCCGTTCGTGCCGGATATGCTCTTTTCCTGGATCAGGAAACGATCGCCCAGACCGTGCTGCTCGATCAGGTCGGACAGGAGGCGGTGAACCGATTCCCGGATGGATGACTGAAACTCGCGGCAGCAGAGAATGCGGATCGGCGCGCGGGCGGCCTCGAGGAGGAGGTAGCTGGCAATCCCCCAGCTTTTGCCGCCGCCGCGGCCGCCGTAGGCCACCTTGTAGCGGGAGGGCGCGAAAAGTGGTTGGAGCACCTCCGGGAAACGGGCGGCCATTAGAGGCTCAGGCTGCGCTGGCTGCCGCGGATCTCGCGCTCGATGCAATGGCGGTGCGCCCAGCGGCGGTGACGGCGCGGCAGGGATATGCCATGGCCGCCGCCGCCTTGGCGCAGCATTACCCAGCCGCTCGTGTACTGGTGCGTGCCCTCGGTGCGGGTGTCGACCGGCTCGGGGCAAAATTCGCAATCGGCGCGGAAGGCCGGGGGGATGCGCGGGGGCGCGAGGGGGGCTGACAGCGGCATCAGGGGGTGGCGGTTTTCTGCGGCTGGTGACGGGTGTGACGCATTTCCCGGTTCGGACGTCTGCAAAAATTCTGGGAAAAAAATAGGGGAGGCATGGGGGTGGGGATGGGTCCACGCCGGGCTCGGGCCGCTGCTGGCCGCGGGTCACCCCCGGGGGTCGCCGGGGCGATCGGCTGCCGGGGCGGGGCAGCGGCCGCGCTGGGAGGCCGCCAGAGGGGGTGAAGGGGGAAGGGAGGCATCAGACTGCCCCGGCGGGTTCATCGCGCTGTACGGCCTCCGCTGCGCGACTCTCGGTCATGCCCGGCCCGCCGGGTCATGCTCGGGCCAGGCGCGTCTCATTCGGGTATACCCCAGCGATGGCGTGGCGCGAGACACTATTTGCGTCTCAACAGGGTTGATCTGGGTTGCGAGACGCCTCGGATGGCGCGGGTCTAGAGGCAAGCGAGACACATGATGCCCGTCGCGGCGGCAAGGTTGTTCAGTAACCGCCCACGGGCTGACGGGGTTGTTTGGGCCTATGCCGCGGCCCGGGACACTCAGCCGTCTTGCCCCGTTCGTAGCATGCTTCGAAGCAGTGCTACAGCTTGATATCATTGACGCTTCCCCGCTTCACCGCTCGCCTCGTCGGCCGATCGTAGCGAGTGCTACACCAGGCTGCGGCGTCTCGATCCCGTAATAGCCCATGGCATAGTCGGCGTGCCCGTAGCGGCCCGGCGGCCAGGCTGCCTCATCGAACGGCCTGCCCTGCAGCGCGTCCATCGCCCCCGCGGTGCGAGCGCCGCCGTGCGGCGTGCATGGTGCCTGGGGCGCGTGCATGGTGCGGCAGATCGGGCAGCGGGTCATGCGAGACAGCGTCGACTAGCGGATTGCATATCCGTGCGTCTCCCCAAATTCCCGAAATCGGTCATTTCACGCGACCCCCTATGTACCTATCTGAGGGTTGAGGCGCAGAAATCGAGGAAAAGCGCGGGTGTTGAGCCGCGATGCGATGCTGGGGGAGCATTAGGGGAGCGCAGCGTCGCGTTTCGCGACTGTTTCGACCTCCGCGAACGGCACCTCGAGGATCGCGGGCGGCGCCTGGTCGGCGAAGCTCACCGTCGAGCCATCGGCGCGGACGAACTCGACGCGCAACGACTGAATCCCCTCGCCGATGATGTCGCGACGCGCCGCAGAGCCCTCTTTCGGCAGCCCGTGATGCAGGATGATCTCGGTCGCCTTCAGCCGCGAGCGCACGTCGATCGTGGCGTCGCGCATGACGCAGGCGCAGAACTCGATGCCCTCGGGCGTCAGCTTGCGGGCCAGGCTCAAGGCGCGATCGGTATGAGCCGACCGGCGTTTGCCCAATTGGCCCGGTTTGAAGGGCCGCAGAAAGGCTGTATTTGGGGCAGGATTAGCCATTCTCGTGGTCTGCTGATTACCCCAGGATTCCCATGATACTATCACCGATACCGTTCTTGCGTATCGCCCAAAGCCGAAGAAACGCAAATGATCGAACCAACCGCAACCGATATTGGTCGCCAAGTAATTTACCGCGCTCTCGGCGGCGGAAAGATCGAAGAAGGCTACATAACATCATTCAATACCGATTACGTCTTTGTGCGTTACAGCGGTTGCACTAGCGCCGCAACTCGCCGCGAGGATCTCGAATGGTCACACATCGACAGCCCATGAGAGATGCGGAGTGTCCTGGGGAAGCACGCGGACCAGGGGCAGGAGGCGTTCTCGGCCTACGTCGCACTTTGGCACGCTCTCAATTCCTGCGCCTTGCAATGGCGACGACGGCCCTGTTGGACAATTTGGGCCGCGGCCCCTTTGCAACCTTTGCGGGCATATTCTCTTTCAGCTCCATTGCCCTCTCACGCTCTGCCGCGATGCGAACATCGCGCCGCATTTCGAACTCGAGGCGTCGTTCGTAAACATCGATGGCTCGAGACGCGATCGTGAGGGTCTGTCGCCACAGCTCGAGGACCGTCTCGTCGACCATGTTTCCTCCGTTTCGCGTAGTAGGGGAACCCCCCCTTGGGGGGGGGGTAGGGTAGTGCGCGAAGCACTTTTATGAACCCCTCCAAAGTCGGGGGTTCGTAAAAGCTTCACCGAAGCACTGCTACGGCTTGATA